TTATGCTTGCTTTTGGGTTTATAGTTATATATGTAAAGTTCTTAGCACCTTTATTTGGCTTTACTATTCCACCATTAGAGAATGAATTCTGGAACTTACTTCAGTTAGGTATAGGTGGTTATGTTGTTGGACGTAGTGCTGAAAAGATAGCCAAAAGCGTTACAATAAACAAAAAGTAACTTTTTTCTTTTTTATTCCAAATAAAAAATATAAATTTGAACTATTTATTATTAAAAATGTTTTAATACTTTATTAATAAGTATATATAAATAAATTTCTAAAAAATATACAAAAATATATAAATAAGATATCTGAAGTCTATTCAAATGCCAAAAAAGAAAACCTTAAAATATTGGAAGACTAAGATAGATAAGGTGTTTCACGAATACATAAGGAGAAGGGATGCAGATAATAACACTGGTTATTGTAACTGTATAACTTGCCAGAAAAGAATACACTTCACAGAAAGCGATGCTGGACACTTTATATCAAGAGGAAAGCTATCTACCCGTTATGACGAAAGAAACGTTTATAGCCAATGCAGAAAATGTAACAGGTTTGAATATGGTAGACAGTATGAATATTCTTTAGCATTAGGAGACCAGCTATCAGAAGAACTACTTATAAAGTCAAGAGAAATATATAAACTATCAGATGATGAATGGTTAGATATATTCAACAATTACAACACTAAATTAATAGAGATTAAAAAGCTACAAAATTTTTAAGTTACATATATAATTAGTATATTTGTTTAAATAGATTTTTTGTTTTTGTTTCAAATTTGTTTTTTTAAGAGCCTTTCAGAAATGAGAGGCTTTTTGTTTATAATTTGTTTATTAAGTTTTTTTTTATATATTTGTTATATTATTAATTAAAACAGAAACAAATGTATTTACAAGAACGATTAAAACCTCAGCATCAAGCAAGGTTAAAAAACAAGAATTTCGAATACCCTTTAGTGGTAGAAGAAGTAACTCAAGAGTTAGAGAGCAAGACTAAAGTAAGTGATTTAAGCTATGGAGTTGTTATGAGCTTACACACTTTACTAAGCTACTATGAAAGTCCTTACGAACTATTTAAAGAAATATGATGACATATTCAGAAGACATAAATAGAATAGCCAGTAATGATACTATTGATTTTTTAAATATAAGAATCAACGCACTTGAAAAAAGAATAGAATTTTTAGAAGCACAAAACGAAATCTTAAATAAACAACAATGAAAATCAGTGAAATAAAACAAAAGATATTACAACTTAAAAAACAAAAAAACAATTATGATTTCAATGGTAGTAGTAGTCTTGAGCATATTCACTGTTTAGAAGAAATTAAAATGTATGAAAAAATTTTAAATAACTTAAATAAACAACAATGAATAAACAAAAACTAACAGAGCTTTATAAGCACTACAACCTAACCAAAGACGATGTATTTAAACATAAAAATTATATTATCATCTGCAGAAGTGGAATTGAAAAATTAATGGCACAAGAAAACATTATAATAAACTATGAAGTTGTTAGATGTGAACCAAATTTCGCAGTAATAAAAGCATTAGGAACTAAAGGAGATAAACAAATAGAAACCTTTGGAAGTGCTTTAAAAGGAGAAAGCTATAAAGATGGTTCGACTAATTCTTGGTATGTAATGGAACTTGCTGAAAAGAGAAGTCAATCAAGATGCGTTCTTAAAATGCTAAATCTATATGAATATAAAATTTTTGGAGAAGACGAATCCGAATCATTTAAAAAACCTACACAAATAAAAACCCTTTAATATAAATAAATATGAGTGCATTAATTAATTTTAGTTTAAATGTAGCAAAGCTACCAAAAGAGAAGTTTATTGCTGGTAAAGATGGAGCAGTTTATGTAAACCTTACAATGTCAGTAAACGATGAAACAAGATACGGAAACAATACAGCTATCTATGTTAGTCAAACACAAGAAGAAAGAGAAGCTAAGAAACAAAAGACTTACTTAGCAAATGGTAGAGTAGTTTGGAATAATGGAAGCATTGTAAATGCTGAAAAGCAAGAACAACAAGAGCCTGTTACTCAAGCAGCAGAGGCAGACGGACTGCCGTTTTAATTTTTTTTTATAACTAAGGGGTCTTAATTGACCCTTTTTTTATACCTTTAAGCGAAACAAAAACAAAAACAATATAATGACTGAAGAAGAAACAACACATAAAATGCTTATGGAGTTGATAGCTGAGGAGTGTACAATAGACACTGCAGAGGTTATGGACTATCCACCTACTGCCTTGAGCTTTGGGGAATCTACTATACAATCAAAAGGAGGAGAGATTAAATTCCCTATACCTATTGGAACGTATGGTAATTTCTCGTTTATACAAGCACCACCTAAATCCAAGAAGACTTTTTTTGTAAGTCTATTAGCATCCGTTTATTTAAGTGGCGGTAATAACTTTGGAGGTAGGATTAAAGGACATAGGGAGGGTAGGTGTTTAATGCACTTTGATACTGAGCAAGGGAGCTGGCACGCACAAAGAGTATTTAAGAGGGTGCAAGATATGAGTATAACTAAGGATGTAGGGTGCTATAAAACCTATGCCTTAAGAACAGTAGGATATAAAGAACGATTACAATTTATAGAATATTGCTTAGAAGAAAACAAAGGTAAGAATGGCTTAGTTGTTATAGATGGTGTAGCTGACTTAGTAAGCGATGTAAACAACTTAGAAGAATCTAATCTATGTGTTCAAAAAATAATGCAATTAAGTGCAAGATACGATTGTCACATAATAACAGTAATACATAGTAATTATGGAACTGATAAGCCTACTGGACATTTAGGTAGCTTTTTAGAAAAGAAGACAGAGACACAAATACAATTAGAATTAAATACAACTAACAAAGACTGGGTAACTGTAAGTTGCAAACGAAGTAGGGGTTATTCCTTTGAAACGTTCAGCTTCAGTATAAATGAGTTTGGATTACCTTTTGTAATAACTGACTATGTGTATGACCCATTACATCACTATGTACCAAGAACCTTAACTAAATCAACCTTATAATGAAATCCTTAGTAGAACTGGCTTACGAAAAGAAAAAAACCTTTATTAATATAGTAAAGAGCTTTGGGTGTAATTCGAGTTATGCTGAGGATATAGTACAAGAATTATTTATACAAATACATTTAGATGTAGAGAAAGGATTAGACCTTTGGTATAATGATGACATAAACACTTACTACTGCTATAAAGTGCTTAGGGGGATATATTTAAACACCCACAAGAAAGAAGCTAAGTTCCTTAAGACTTATATAGAGGATATAAACGGAGAGATAAAAGAAGTAGAAGACTTAGGTATAGACGAGGTAGAGTACGCTAAACGTAAAGACAGTATAGATGAAATACTAAAAGAGATGTATTGGTATGACTCAAAGGTATTTAGTTTAGTAGCTTCTGGTAAGTCAGTAGCATCACTAAGTAGAGATACTAAGATAAGTTATTACAGTCTATACAACACTTACAGGACAGCACTTAAAAACATAAAAGACAAATTATGAGTTTAATCAGAAATAGTAAACAAGTTAAACAAACTATAGATTTTACAGGTGTTGAAAGTGGTAAGATACATCCAACTGATATTGATGTAGTTTTAGAGTTTGACAATGAGGTTTTGATATTAATGGAGGTAAAAAGAAAGGGAAACAAAATACCAATAGGACAAAGATTAGTACTTGAACGTATTGCTGATAGTTGGCACACTGATAAAGTTGTTGTTTTATATGTAACTCATAACTTTAAAAATGACGAAAAAGACATTCCATTGAGTGAGTGTAATGTTGATAGTATTTACATTAATAAAGAATGGAAAGGTGCTAAACAAGAAATAAGTTTAAAAGATACTTTAAGAGCATTTAGTAAAAAGTGGAACATCGATAAATTTAAAATATGAGATTAGGAGACTTAGTATATTACATTACTTACTACACAGGTATTAGGTATATATGGAAAAAGATAAACCCAGACTGTGGATGTGATAAACGCAGAGATGAGTGGAACGATATAGATATAGACTTATGGAAATAGAACACAGAGAACAATGGAAGCAGTTTAAAGCTGAGGTTAAAGGAAAGCTAACAAGAGAACAATATATACTCTTGTGTAAACTTCACTCAGTCTACTACAAACATAAGTACACAGAGCCTTGTAGCTGCAACCCAAAAAGATTAGTTCAATGGATTAATGAAATAGATAAGATTTATGACAAAGATTAAAGACATACATAGGTGGGAGCAGTCAGTAGTAACATTACTAAACTTAGATGGTTGGACATTAAGTCATACTGGAGAGGGTAGTGTTAGCTGGGATGCTGAGGGTAAAACTCCAAAATCTCAAGACTGTGTTATAGAGATGAAGTTTAGGAATAAATACTATGACACTAAGATAATAGAAAAGGCTAAGTTTGATAAACTAATAGCCACAGGAAAGGTAGCTCTGTATTTTGTAAACGACCCTAAAGGAAACTATCTATTTTGGCTTAACAACTTAAAAGACTTAGAGGTAAAGAATATGTATTGCCCAGACACTACACTATGGGGAAGTAAAAAAGTATCTAAGCCTTGTTATTTGCTAAAAGAAAGTGATGCAGCTATCGTTAACATTAATGAAAAAGACACAGAGCTGGGTATATGGGATAGCTATTTTAAGATGAATGAATAAAAAACTTTGTTTATAATTTGTTTATAACATTAATTTTAATTAGGTTTGTTAAAACAAAAAAAATTATGCTTACACAATTAGACGATTTAAACAAAGAGTTAAAAGACATTGAAACTACACTAAGAACAGAAGTACCTAAAGATGTCAAAGAACGACTACTTAAAAGACAAGAAATAATTAGAAGTATAATTTATAACATTTACTAAAACCAAACAAAATGAAAAAGACAAAGACAGGATTACACATTGACGTAAAAGACAAAAGAATTAAAGTTTACACAGAAAAAGAATTACAGAAGATTAGAGAAAGAGAAATGATGAGAGATGATGTCGTTATAGTATTTACTCTTGCTGGATTACTTATCTGTTTAGGTGTTATTATAGGAGCTTCTTTATAATGACATTACTACAAAGACAGTCTTATGTATTATGGTTTAACTTTATATCCGACAGGGTTATTAAGTGGTCTGATGCAAAACCAAAGAACAAAGACCTTAAACATTTTATACAAGGGGTTAGTGAAATAGGACAATATGTTAACCAGCTTAATATAGAAAACAAAGTACTTGAACAAAGAGTAACTGCTGTAAGAGATAGTAAGAACCAAGCTATCTTAGAACTTAACAAACAAATAGAGGACTTAGAAAACAAATTAAAACAATATAATATATGAGTTATTTAGATTTCTATATAGATGAGCCAGACGAGTTAACGGAATGTAGAACTTGTGGAACTGAAACTAATGGAGATACTTACTGCTCTAAAAATTGCTACAACTATGACACAGAATAAAATACAACTATTAGATGGAAAGCATTACGATAGAGCAGAACTGCTTAATCGTATGGATGATGACTCCTTTTACTATGGAGAACTAAATAAGTTAGCTCTTAGTAGTAGTAGTCTTAAACAGCTTCTATCAAGCCCAAAGACTTATAACTTTAGTTTGAAGTATGGTACTGCTGAAAGTCAACCTTTAAGAGATGGGTGGCTTTTTCACACAGCTATATTAGAACCAGAGGTATTTGCAGCACAAACCTTTATAGATGTTCAATCTAAGAACACAAAGAAGTTTAGAGAAGCTAAAGCAGAGAACCCAAGAGTATTTACTATTAAGGAACGTAATGATGCTGATAGGCTTGTAGATGCGTTCTACCGAAACGAACACGCTAAAGAGCTAATTACTAAAGCAGAGTTTGAGATACCAGCTATAGATAACGTGTTAGGTATGCCATTTAGAGGCAAGGCAGATGTATTAGCAACTAATAGAATAGTAGACCTTAAGACAACCACAAACATAAAAGACTTTGCTTGGAGTGCTAAGAAGTATGGCTATGATGTTCAATGTTACTTATACTGTAACTTATTTAATAAAACATTTAAGGAGTTCTTCTTTTTAGCTTTAGACAAAGGCTCACTTGACATTGGTATCTTTAACTGCTCAGAACAGTTTTACTATCAAGGAGAAGAAAAGGTAGAGAAAGCTATTGACTTATACAACAAGTTTTTTATAGAGGGAAACGATTTAGATAACTATTGCTTAACAGGAGAATTATGATAGCAAGTTTATTAAGTAGAATAGGTATAGAGGTTTGGAAAGATATACCAGAGTATGAGGGATTATATCAAGTAAGCAATTTAGGCAATGTAAGAAGTCTAAATTATAGAAAAAAAGGTATTATTAAGAAACTTAGTAAAAACTTAAACACTAACGGACGATATAGAGTTGGATTATCAAAAAATGGTAAACATAGAGGTAACGCTAAAATACATCAACTATCTGCAATGGCTTTTTTAAATCATAAACCTTGTGGACATAAAATAGTTGTTGACCATATAGATAATAATAAAGAAAATGATAAACTATATAATTTACAATTACTTACAAGTAGAGAGAATATAGTAAAAGATATGAAGATTGGCTCATCAAAATATACTGGAGTATGTTGGAATAAAAGACAAGGTAAATGGCAAGGAGCTATAAGAGTAAATGGAATAATAAAACACTTAGGATATTTCACAGATGAAAAAGAAGCAGCACAAGCATATCAAAACGAATTAAATAAAATAAAATGAAACAGAAGAAACACACACAGATACAACGCATACTAAGACTTGAGAACATAGTAGCTCAGTTGTATGTAAAGGTAGAGGGATTAAAACTAATAGTAGACAAAGAAAATGAAGAAACAGATAAACAACCAAAATAATATGAGAGCAACCTATTTACATTACGAGAACGGAAAAGGCTATGATGTTATAGACTTTATAAAAGATTATGAACTAAACTTCAATAGAGGCAATATAATTAAGTATGTTTGTAGAAGTGGAAAGAAAGACGATGAGTTAAAAGACTTAGAGAAAGCAGCAGACTACTTAAAGAGAGAGATAGAATACTTAAGAGAGCAACAAGAACAATGGATAGAAAAAAATAAATAAGATGTATATAAACATAGAAGTAAAAGACTCAGAAAGAAAAGACTACTATAAGTTCCTAATAAATGGAGTAAACTTAGGGGAGTGGGAGAGAAGCGATTTAAGACACTTAATTGAAGTGATAGATAATAAGATATGAAGATACTAAACTTATATGCTTGTTTAGGAGGTAATAGATATAAGTGGGACGAAGTAACAGACGTAGAGGTAACTGCTGTGGAATGGGATGAAGAACTTGCAAGGCTATACCAAGAACGTTTCCCAAACGATAAAGTGATTGTAGCAGATGCACATCAATACTTATTAGACCATTACAAAGAGTTTGATTTTATATGGAGTTCTCCTCCTTGTCCAACTCATAGTAAAGTAAGGATAACACAGAAAACAACAAATGCTTTTATTCCTTTATACCCAGATATGAAACTTTATCAAGAGATTATATTTTTAGATAATCACTTTGATGGTAAGTATGTGGTTGAAAATGTAACACCATACTACGAACCTTTGATTAATGCAAATAAAAGAGGAAGACATTTGTACTGGACAAACTTTAACCTTCCCAGCACATTAAATGAAAGGTCACAAGGAAAAGGCTTAATGAATGGAGTAACTAATGAGATTTCAAAATGGTGTGAGTTTCACAATTATGATTTCTATAAATACAAAGGAAAACAAAGACGAGATAAAATAGCAAGAAACCTGGTAGACTATGAAGCTGGTAAAACAATACTTGAAACAGCGATAGGAATAATAAAAAAACAAAACGTAAAACAAACAGAATTATTTTAAATATGACATTACACAAAATAAAAGAAGCGGTTAACAATAAATTTAACTTAGATATTACTTTAGATACAAGGCAAAGGAATTACACATACGCAAAGAAAGTGTTTTGCAAACTTGCTTATGAATCTGGAAGCACATTTAAACAAGTAGGAGATACAATAAAAAAAAGTCATTGCAATATACTACACCACGTTAATAGCGTTAATGTAATAAGCTTAGAAGATAAAAGGAAACACGATGAAATAATAAAAGAGTTAGACTTAGTATTCTCTAAACCTTTCTTCAATTCAGAACAAGACAAAATAAAGAAAGAGATTAAAAAAGCAGAAACAACACAGACGATAAAAGAAATACAAGACGTTGTAGACGTTTTAAGTGGTTGGGATATAGAAACAGTAGAGGAGTTTAAAGAAACACGCTTAGACCCGTTTAACAAATCATTAAAGCACAGAGTCAAACCAAAGACAATAAAAGAAGTAAAAGGAGCATCACTAAACAACAGAGTTAAAAACCCTTTACTATGCTAATAACAAACGAAGACAATATGGAACTAATGGCAAGGTATGAAGATAACTACTTCGACTTAGCTATTGTAGACCCACCTTATGGTATTGGTTTTGACGGAGGACACAAACCTACACAAGGTAAAAGTGGTAAAAGCAAATCGTTTAATAAAGAAAAAATACTTTATAAAAAAGGTAATTGGGACAATGAAAGACCATCAAAAAAATACTTTAATGAACTTGAAAGAGTGTCAAAAAATCAAATAATTTGGGGTGGTAATTATTTTGCGGATTTATTACCTCCAAAAAAAGGGTGGATATATTGGGATAAAAAAATAACAAACGCAAATAATAAAAACTATTCTGATGGGGAATTAGCTTATACAAGTTTTGATTGTATTTTAAGAAAATATACATACGATTGGATTGGCTTTGGATATTTAAACAATCCACAAAAACAAAAGAAAATTCATCCAACCGAAAAGCCAATATCTTTATACGAATGGCTTTTAATGAACTACGCTAAAGAGGGAGATAAGATATTAGACACTCATTTAGGTTCTGGCTCAATAGCTATTGCGTGCCATAATTTAGGTTATGACTTAACAGCTTGTGAATTAGATAAGGACTATTACAATGCAGCTATAAAAAGAATAGAGCAACACAAAGCACAACAAAGGTTGTTCTAAAAAAAAGTAAAAGTGTTTATATATTATTGATTAAACAATTTATTTCAATTATGGATAAAAGAAAAAATAACGGAGGAGCAAGAGAAGGAGCTGGAAGAAAGCCAAAGGCACAAGAGCAAAAACTAATTGAGAGATTAGATGCTATAATAGACAAAGACATAGCAGTAGGTAAATTAGGAGAGTTAGTTATTAAGGGGGATATAAGAGCCTTACAGCTGTATTTAAGCTATCGTTATGGAAAACCTAAGGAAAGTATAGACCTCAACTCATCGGAGGGCTTAAACATCAATTTTAGAGATTTAATAAAGTTTGTTGATTAACCATTGATTGAAGTAAAAAAGAAATATCTGCCTATTGTTGAAACAGACAGTAGGTATTTTATAGTAAGTGGTGGGCGTGGTTCTGGGAAGTCATTTTCAGTAAACGCCCTTTTAGTTATGCTTACTTATGAAGCTGGACATACTATCCTATTTACAAGATACACACTAACCTCAGCATACATATCTATCATACCAGAGTTTATAGACAAGCTTGAGCAGTTTGGTTCTATGGAACACTTCCACATAACTAAGGATGAGATACTAAACAAAAAGACTGGA